ACCCAGGAATTCCTGCTTGTACTGCGTCTGCGAACGGATACCCAGTTGCTCAACCAGAACAGCGAAGTCACGCTGGAACAGCAGAGCCACTTTGTCGGGAGTCGAAGCAGCGGTGGTGTCGCAGTTCGTAGAAACGAACACTTTCACACCATAGATGTCGCCGAACTCGCCGTTCATCAAGGTGTCGCCATTGCCTTTGAAGGCTTGCTCGGTGAAACGAGCGATTCCCAGCATGCTATTACGAGCAACCGGGGGAACCACCAGAGCACGGCCGTCCATAGGAACGTCAGCATCGTCCAACACTTGGATAGCCTTACGGATACCAGCGTCAGCGATAGCAGCAGCGTTAGAAGTGCCATAGGTGTAAGCAGCTCCGGTAGAACCGATCAAGCCACCAGCGTATTGCTGGTTGCCAGCCGTACCGCCGTTAGCGCCACGACCCAGAGCGATCAGGCTGGAGTCAACTTGCTTCGCCAGAGCGTAGCCAGCATCTTCCGTGTAGAAACCACGCAGGCTCGACAGAGCTTGAGCTTCCACGATGTCTTCGATAAGACGTGAGTATTCGTAGTGGTTGTTGATCGACACAGAGATGTCGCTATCGCTGTTAGCAATAAGCGTCACGGTGTTAGCAGCAGCCTTGGCAGAAGCAGAGCCACGGGTGGGGCTAGGAATGTGAACGGTGTCACCTTTCTTGCCCTTGAAGCTCATTTTCTTAACCAAGTTAGCCATAACGAGGTTCTTCTTATACGCAGCAACAATCTCATCACTCCATACTTCGGGGATGAAATTAGCTGCGCTAGAGGTGGTTACGGCATTAGAGCCGGAAAAAGTCGTTGCCATTTTATAAAACTCCTAAAATTGATTATCGAACACGCCCTTCGGCGTATGCCTTCATAATTTCTGGCTGACGCTCCTCATAACGGGCAGGGTCAGTCATCATTAGCCGGATTAGGTCAGCACGGCGATAGATCTTAGCTGAAGATTCTCCAGTACCTCCAACATCCACAGAAGCGGCCTTAAGATTTTGCTTTAGCATCTTTTGGCCCACATCAGCAGTTTGCTGGGATTTAGCAGTACGGATCTGCTTAAATGTACTCAGCAACTCATCAGCAGAATCGAAATCGTATTGACTGTCTGCCATAGCAAACATATTCAAACGAATCGGGGAGGCTTTAACCCACTCCTGAAACTCACCATCTCCTACCACTTCTGCAAAATCAGGATGCTTCTGTTGAAGCTTCTGTTGAGTCTGCATTTTCTTGAACTGCTGGGCAGCTTCACGAGCAGCGATAATGTCTGGATGAGTCTCAACTGCTTTTTGAACCGCTGTTTTCGGATCTTCAAAGAAGTCAATCTCTGTTTCTTGTCTAGCAACTGGTTGCTCTTTATTGAGGTTCTGCTGAATCAGTTGGTCTGCGAGTTTACGCATCTCACCTACTTCTTGTGCTTGCCTCCCAATCAGCTTTTCAGCCTCTTGGTGCATCTTCACAATCTCTTCCAAACTCTTGCCTGAGTATTTCTCAGGAATCTGGGGAGCAGCAGGTTCAGGAGGAGGAGTTACTTGCTCTTCTTCTTGAGTTTGCTTAAAATCTTCAGCCTCGATCTCACTCGGCTTCTCAATGTCTTCGTCAATCAATGCCATACTTACCTCTCCTGCCGATAAACGGTTCTAGGATAATTTATAGAATGGAACGGACTTATGCAAAGTCTTCTGTTCCGTTTTGCTTGCGCTCAACAGCTAATTTCTCAGCTCTTTTACGCTCCCATGCGTCATAAGCTGTCGGGAATTGACCTGTAATCCCCTCTAACTTGAACATGGGTTTTGAGATTATGCGTTTAGCATCTTGTGAGCAGATTGGGCAAGCCTTTACTCGGATACTATCGTCCACATAAGCCTCGGTTATGTGATAATCCTCACAGCAGAACTCAAACATTCTCTTCATGTTGGAGCTCCTCGTAAGCCTTCTCACATATCTCCTTGCGCTGGAGAACCAGATTAAGAATATCTAACTGTCCTTTACGGAAATAAAGATCTTGTGTGTCCGTGACAGTAGATAAATCGTTTAAGCTAGCCTTCAATGCTTGGAAATCTTCCATCAACAATGACCACCCTTGAGTCGCCATCATCGAAAACATTTCTTCGTAGTAAACTTGTAGTTCTTTGTCCATTTGGAGAACTTAGTAGTTAATAATAACGCTAATTTAGCACAAAAAGATTACTTTGTCAAGCCTTTTTTGCTCTATTCATCATTTGTAGGGCTGCAATACGCTCATTTGAGGCAATATCAGCGGCTTTTAGGTTCACTTGCTTCTCTTTTAGCATCACATCAGCCAGTTTTAGGCGCTTTTCAAAGTCGCTACTCTTGTCAATATTCGTTGCCGCAGCCTGAATGATGTCAACCCGATGCTTTTCAGGCAGGAGTTGGGCCTCAATCATGGTCTTCTGAGCTTCTGCCTGCTCTTTAGCAGCTTTGGAGGCTATTTCCTGTGTTTGAGCCATAATAAGCTGCTGTTTCATTGCTTGGTCTTGCATCTGAAGCTGAACCTTAGAAGGATCCGGTTGACTCATCTGGTCCAAAGCAGCCATAAGTTCAGCACGGTTGGACAGAGAGCTATTAGCCAGGATACCCTTCAAGATAATCGGCAGCACCGGAGTGTCAGGGCCAAGGGTTTGAAGCAGGCCAATAAACTGTTGCTGCTCATACTCTCGTGCAATAATGCCCAAGTTACCAGTGGGAATGAAGTTCATATCCACAGAAGGATAACGCTCGGGATCAAACTGCATATACCGGAATGCAGCCTTCTTGATAAACGGAATCAGGAAGTCTTCCTGGAAGTTACTCAAGGTACGCTTGTACTTCTTGATAATTCCAGCCAACACCATGCTCATGCCACTAGCGCCAGCATCCCGAGGAGCCTGCGTTGGCATACCAGATGCGTCCACAGTACCAGTGGCCTGAAGTAGCATACGCTCGAAGTTCTGAGCCGCAGCAGCGTTGGTTCCATCAGTGCGCCCAAAGTTGAACGGCATCAGGATCTCTGACGGTGCTCCGTTGGTCAGGATTGCCTTACCTGGGCGAACCTCGAACTTAGCGCCACGAGGCAGTCTGGTGGCATCCATAGCCACCATAGGTGCTGTAGTCAGGGCCATAGAGTCCAGCATGGAACGATACTGGCTGTCGATGGCTTTCTGCATATTGTAAGCCTTCTCAGCCGTACCACGACCCCAGAAGCGGCCAGGAACCGTATCGTCTTGATACGCCACCACGGGACGATCCTTCATCATGTACGGAGAAGCTTCAGCTTTCAGTAACAGGCTGTCATTGGCGATCACCACAATGGCTTCCACCAAGTTAGCATATTCATCAGCCTCGGAACCTTCAGGGAACAGCTCTTCGTATTCCTTCTCTTCCTCTTCTCCCAGATACTCACGGGGAACCAGACCATAATAGGTCAGAAGCTTGACCTTATTATCTTGGAACTGAGTCTCTTCCTGGGTAGGCTCCAGATCCTCGGAACCATAGTTTGACGTAATGTCAACCTTCTTATAGGTTCCATTCTCCATGTTCTGCACAATTTTATGGATGGAGACATACTTTTCAATCGCCACTCCGAGCGCATCCTCGATACTGTCAGCGTTGGGATCAATCAGGAAGTTCTTGGGGTTCACCGGCTTCAGCGGGACACTGATGCGCTTGAACTCCTCAACACCGATGGCTGCTTGTCCAGCAATGCCAGGAATGCTTTTGGTGGCAGGACGATAAGCCGTGGTTTCCTTAACCAGAATCTCGCCGATACCAGTGCCATAAATCTCAGCCATAAGTTCGATAGCGTCAATGGCCTTGATGATCTTGTCTTGCTTGAAGTCTTCGTTCAGCTTGAGCTTGATTTCTTCAACATCGAGAGGATTACCATTCACATCCATGATGTCGTCTTTGATGTCAAAGAACTCACCTTGACCAAAGATAGCTTCCATCACCTCAGCGTGGCGAGTCTCAATCGCTTGCTGCGTGGCAGGAGACACGATACGGCTACGCTCAGATTCCTTGGTTTTATCGTCAACATTCCACTGACCACGGAAGATACGCTCGTACTCTTCCCAGTTAGCCAGAAAGTTCACGTCACGGTAGTCACGCCAACGGTTAGTATGGTCAATCACAAATGCGACGAGTTCACGTTCGCTTTCTGTGGGTTCCTGGTAACCTTCGTATTCAGTTTCTTCCATTGTGTTTCCTTACCATTTAACTTTGTTAGCCCAGTACGCCGCAGACATCTTTCCTTTGGCGATATTCTCTGCGTGTCGAGCCTTGAAAGCCTTGTTACGGGCTGATCCTTCAGGAGAACCTTGTACGCCTTGCTGCCCAAAGCGAATTAACTTAACTTCATCACCATCCTTAGCCAGCACAGCATGAGACTTGCTCGGGTGTCCTGGAGTACGTTTGGGCTTGTTATAGCCTTCAAACTCTTCTTTACCTCGTTTAATCATGTCAATATCCTGCTATTGGGTCAAGAATCTCAAACTCATCTTCCTCATAATCAGCGTTGTAGTTAGCAACCGCAAGCTGATCCACATAACTCAAAGCATCCACTAGGTCATCATGCACACCAGCGGTAGGGAACATGATGAGTTGATCCCTAAACTCAGTCCAATCCTCATTCTCATTGAACGTAATTCGACCATGCTCCAAGCGTCCTTGTAGTGACCAGATAACTCTGTCCACCTTCTTTTTGTTTCCGTGAGTAAGATCGTGTATATGTGCATAGATGTTATTCTTCCTCATCAAATCGTTTAAATAAGGTAAGACAGCATTCTTCAATGCTCCTCGCTCAATACCGATAGCACTCGGTTGGAAATCCCTGATGGTCTTTAGAATATTGACAGCAGTCTGCCTAATGTCCCATCGACCATGCTCAATGCTATGCACCCACCAATCACCGTTATCCAAAAGCTTAACAATAGCAATAGCAGTTTCATCTAATCGCTTCTTAGATGCTCCAGCATTCTTAGCCACGTCCTCAAATCCAGCCAAGTCCACTGCAACATAGTAAGCCCCAAACTGAGGCTCCTTCGCTTCCTTAAACCACTCTTCCTTGAATACGTCAGCTCCTGCGGTATCGAAGGAACTCAGGTATTCCTGCTTAAAAGCAAAAGAGCTAAGAGTCTTCTGAGCAGCCTCAATTTCCTTTGGATCAATGGTTTCATTGTCCTTGGTGGTGAAATGCCAGCTCTTCCACTCCTCATCCTCTTCCTGACCTAGCTTAAACACATCGTAGAACCAATTCCTGCCAGAAGGGGTAGAAATAAACAATGCTCTACCCTTCTTGTCAGACAGAGAAGCTCGGATAATCTTTTCCCACACATCTTGCTTAACGAATGCACACTCGTCCAAGACCACATACGTCAGAGACATACCACGCAAAGAGTCTGGGTTGTCAGCTCCTCGAACCAGTATCTTTCGTCCGTTTATCAACGTGATCTCAAGGTTGTTCACGTGGCTGGACTTAATCACCGGCCTACCCAGCT